TTTAATCATTGGTGATAGTATTGCAGTAGGAATAGGGCAATATAGACTGGATTGTGTAGTAGAAGCTAAGGTAGGTATTAACAGTCGTAACTATGTTAAGACTTATGCATTGCCTGAGTCGAAGTTAACAGTGATTAGCCTTGGTAGTAACGATCTAGGTATGAGCAATCAATATACTGTGTTGTATAACTTACGTAGCGAAATTAAAGGCACTGTGCTTTGGATATTGCCAGCTAACAATGACGAAGCGAGAAGCAATATACTAACTATTGCAAGTATTCATAACGATAAAGTTGCTGATATTAGACAACTGCCGTTAAGCAAAGATGGTGTTCACCCTACTACAAAAAGCTATGAAGCACTAGCAAAGGTATTTAAATGACTGTAGAAGAAAGATTGGCAAAACTAGAAGCAATTATTGAAATTCTTATGGAAGACCCTGCGTTTCGACATAAAATCGAAGTTGCTCGTTTGATGTCAGGTAGTAACAAAAATCCAATCCACTTTGAAATCAAAGCCAATTATCAATAATGCACCGGTAGCTGAGAGGCTTAGCGGCGGGCTCTTAATCCGCGACAACATGGGTTCGATTCCCATCCGGTACACCAAAACGTGCCCTTTGACGTTGAAACAAACTAGGGTGATGGCGAATGATTCTTTCCTATCCTGCAGGATCAATGGGAAACGTCTAAATAACCATCCGCTGCCGAACTGCGATAGTGCTCGGTGCAATTTTGTCCTAGAGTCGTCCAGGTGACGGCACCTGGCTGTTAACCAGGATGGAGAGAGGTTCGAGTCCTCTTAGGACAGCCAATATGCGGATGTAGCTCAGTTGGTAGAGCAGAGGACTGAAAATCCTCGTGTCAGGAGTTCGATTCTCTTCATCCGCACCAAGTTTGTGACAGATCCGGCTGCACATTAAAAGAATTTCCGGCTGAAATTTTGTGGTGTAGCTCAGTGGTAGAGCAATCCCCTGATAAGGGATAGGTCGGTGGTTCAATCCCACCCACTACAACCAATATTGGGAGTGCCGCCTCAAGGTGAGGCAGCGGACTGTAACTCCGTCGAGGAAACTCATGTTGGGTTCGATTCCCTTCACTCCCACCAATATAACGTCCCTATAGATTACGTTGGCTAGATCATCGCCCTTTCAAGGCGAAGAAGCGGGATCGACACCCGCTGGGGATACCAATCACACTCCTGTAGCATAATGGCAGTGCGCTGTCCTGACTCGACAGATGAGAAGGCTCGATTCCTTCCAGGAGTACCAACAACGCTGCTATAGTATAAAGGTATTATGCATCTTTGGTAAGGATGAGACGGAGGATCGTTACCTCCTAGCAGCACCATTTAGAGGTTGACATGTGGAACAGTTTAGACTATGATGGTGTAAAGGAGACAGCTATGAACATCTCAATCGACTATGATGATACTTACACCAAAGATCCTCTTCTGTGGAATTGGTTCGCACAAGAAGCGTTGAACCGTGGACATAAGGTCTACTGTGTATCTGCTCGTGGAACCCAACACATGGATGATCCAAAGATGACAATCGGTCGAGTGATCGGTGCAGAGAATTGCTTTGGTACTGGTCTTCGTCCTAAACGTCACTTTATGCATCATGTTCATAAGATTGACATCGATGTATGGATCGACGATATGCCTGAGATGATTGTTGATCAGGAAATCGAAGGTTTGTATATGCCTTAATGCTTCTGCCGGCGGAACCGGTGGCGGGTCTACGAAGCCTGCTTACGAATGTTCAACTCATTCCAGGAGCGCCAATAACGCCTCTATAGCTCAGCGGAAGAGTACTGGTCTTCGAAACCAAGGGTCGGGAGTTCGAATCTCTCTAGGGGCACCAAACTACTCGTCAAAGACTAATCTTTATAAATACATATATCTAAATTATGAATTTGCACGGATTAGAAAAGGAGTAATTTCATGGAAGAAGTGTATACAATCCTAGACTTTGATGTAGTTCAAAAGTTACACGGTAACTATGTAATTACTAGAAGAATAGATGAGTCTGATCAAGTTACATCAAAATACGAGTATCACGTAGGAAAGATTAACGCAGATACTCAGGCAATAGAACTTCTAGAAAGAATAGGATCTACTGCCAGAAATGTTGTTTCTATACCAGAAAATCAGATTAATCTCGCTAAGACTGTTCTACTATCATACCTACCATAAAAAGATCGAGTTTGCGAACCTAACTATATGATGACTATAACTGGTCTTACACATAGGAGGCGCGTATGCCTGTTAAGATCAAAAAAGAATTAGAAGAAAGTAGTTGTCATGTTGATGACGCTGAAATAAAAAATACTGAGACGATGATTGAACTGCAAGACCGCAAACTTCGTATTGAGAACGAAGATAAGAAACAAGATGCTCAACGTAGCATGGCATGGTTCGCTCTGTTCGGAATGTTATTGTATCCATTCACGGTCGTCTTGGCCGATGCGCTAGGATTGTATCAGGCAGCGACTATCATTGGTAATATGGCAAGCATATACTTCGTATCAGTTGCTGCTATTGTATCTGCGTTCTACGGAACACAGGCATACGTATCAAAAGGCAAGTAATATCTAAAACATTCAAGGGCTGCATCATGCAGCCCTTTTTTTGTTTACATTTGAATAGAATCAGTATATATTGATATTGACCACCGTAAGGAGTACACTATGTCAAAAGAACAGTTTAAGATTCTCACTCCACGTGAACACGTGCGAGAAAGAATCGGTATGTACATGGGGTCGGCTGCTCGAGAAGAGGTCGATCGTTTTGTGCTCGGTAAATGGAAAACCACCGTCTATATCCCTGCTTTGTCGAAGATGATCGATGAGATCCTCGACAACTCGATTGACGAAGCTATTCGTACCAACTTTAGGTTTGCAAATAAGATCGACGTATCAGTAGACGGCGACTGTGTGATTGTCTCTGATAACGGCCGTGGTATTCCACAGGACGAGATCTTCGATTCCGTAACTCAAGAAAACATTCTTCGTCCTGTTGCTGCATGGACTCGAGTGAATGCAGGTACTTCGTTTGATAATGAACGTGTTACGATTGGTACGAACGGCGTTGGATCATCGGCGACCAACTTTCTTTCGACTGAGTTCATTGGACGCACTTGGCAGAACGGCAATCTCCTTGAGGTTACCTGTACAGAGGGTGGTCTCAAGACGAAAGTAAAACAGAAGACTCGAGCCGGATCTGGTACTGAAGTGTCGTTCAAACCAGACTTCAGTTTGTTCGAAGTAAACTCGATCCAAGAACTCGATACGATTCAGTTGGTCGAGGATCGTCTTGTAAGTCTTCAGATGGCATTTCCCGAGATTTCATTCTCATTCAATAAGAAGCGTACTCAGACAGCAAACATCAAGAAGTATTCTTCTATGTTCGTTCCTGAGAACGCATCGGTGATCTCTGAAATTTCTTGTGACCTTACGTTCTTCTTTTCTTCGTCCGAGGACGGATTTAGGTCGAACAGTTTCGTGAACGGTGTTAACACTCGTCAGGGTGGTTCGTATGTGGACTACATCGTGAATGGAGTTGTCGACGAACTCGTGACTCTGATTAAACGTCGACATAAGATCGAAGTCGCAAAGAGCACAATCAAAGGTGGTCTTACCTTTGTCATGTTCGCTCGTAACTTTACAAACCCCAAGTTCGATAGTCAGACGAAAGAACGTCTTACGAACCCAGTCAGTAACGTAAAGGAACACTACGACGGAGCAAACATCAAAGACTTCTTGTATCTTGCCAAGAAGATCTTTGCTTCCAATGACATCATCGACCCTATCATCGAAGCTCAGATCGCAAAGAAGCAGGCTGCCGACAGACGAGATGCCGCTCTTGCTCAGAAGAAGCTCAAGAAGGTCAAGGTCGCAAAACATATCGCCGCCAACAAAGATGGCGCCGTCCTGAAGATCGTCGAAGGTGACTCGGCAATGGGCTTCCTTCTCAAGGTTAGAGATCCAGATAAAGTCGGTGCTTATCCTCTGCGTGGTGTTATCATGAACACGTGGGATATGAAACCATCTGAAGTTCTCAAGAACAAAGAACTTGGCGAACTGATTGCAGTCCTTGGTCTCGACATCAACGATCCGAACAGTGTCGACAATATGACCTATGGTCAGATCGCTTCGCTGACAGACGCAGACCACGACGGCATCGGTCATATCTCTCCGTTGCTGATTGCTTTCTTCTACAAGTTCTGGCCTCGACTCCTGAAAGAGAAGCGAGTGTACATTACTCGTACTCCAATCATGATCTCGACGAACGGAAAAGAAACGAAGTGGTTCTATACATACGAAGAGGCAGCCAACTTCAAAACGAAAGAGACCGGGTGGAAACACCGCTACATCAAGGGTCTTGGTAGTTTGACAGAAGAAGAGTACGATGTAATCATCAATAATCCTACCTATGATGTCGTGACTGTCGACGATGCCTCGTATTTCCAGATGATGTTTGGCGACGACTCTACGCCTCGTAAGGAGTTTATGTTTCAATGACACAGTTGACAGATTTCATGGTTGATGATATAATCAAAAAGAATGCAGAAAAGGAATCACCTGTGAGTAAGAAAGACTATCCTATCTCAGCCGTTGCAAAAAACGAATGGAAATCATTCGCTATGTATACGGTCGAAGCTCGAGCCATTCCTAACATGATTGACGGTCTTAAACCCGTTCAGCGTTACTACCTCTACTCGTCAATCGTAAACTCGAAGACCGACTTTAAGAAGGTCAGTGCCATCTCAGGTATCATCTCTGACTATGGCTATAACCACGGTGAGGCTAGCGCTGCTGGTTCCGGTCAGCTGATGGCTGCTACCTGGAACAACAACATCTGTCTTATTGAAGGTCGAGGTTCGTTTGGAACTCGACTTGTGCAGGAAGCTGGTGCTCCTCGATACGTGTACACTCGCCTTCATAAGAACTTTAACAAGTATATCAAGGATCTTGAGCTGTCACCGCAGCACTCAGATCCTGAACACGAGCCGCCTGCCTTCTATCTTCCGGTCATTCCTTTGGTTCTGACGAATGGGTCGAAGGGAATTGCTACTGGTTTCGCGACGAATATTCTACCTCGTGATCCGGACTCACTTTCTAGTGCTTGTCGTGATTACCTTATGTATGGTAATATAACGAAGAAGGTTCTGGTGAAGTTTCCAGATTTTTCTGGCACCGTCGAGTACAACGAAGAAGAGAATCGTTACTACTGCAACGGAGTCTATGAGAAGAAAGGCAAAACCGTTCTGCTCATCACCGAAGTGCCGTATGGATACGATCGTGAAAGCTATGTAAAGGTCCTCGACGATCTGGAAGAGAAGGACGAGATCGTTGGCTATGACGACCTCTGTGATAAGACTGGTTTTAAATTCGAAGTCAAGCTGAAGCAAAACACTTCTGCCAATTGGACTGACGAGAAGATCGTCAAACAGTTTAAACTCAGCAAGCCGTTCACAGAGAACCTAACCGTTATCGACTATGACGGTAAACTTCGTGAATACACCGACGAGCGTACGCTCATCAAGGACTTCTGTAAGTATCGCGTTGGTATTCTTACCAAGCGTATTAACCTACGTAAGAGCGAGATCTCTGAACTCATGCGTTGGCTGAACGTAAAGATGCAGTTCATCCAGGCTGTTCTCGACAATAAGATCGAGTTCAAAAACAAAAAGAAAGACGACGTCGCAAAGCAAATCACTGCTCACACCGACGTCATCTCTGAAGAAGATATCAATAAGCTGCTTCGTATCAATATGCTCAGCCTTACTGACGAGATGGTGAAACAACTCGAGCAGGAAATCAAAGACGCAAAGAAAGAACATAAGTATTGGTCGACCACGACTGCAGAGCAGCAGTTCATCAATGATCTTGATGAGATCAAGTAATGTACTACGTTACATATGATAAGCCAAAGTCGATCTCTGATGAACTCATCGATTCTGCAGTTCAGTTTGCGGCTGAGTTTTTAAATCTCGATGGTTCAATTGAGATCGACTTTGGTGACAAGTTTGAAAAAGATAAGTGCGGATACTGCGACTACGATGAAGAAGGAGCCACGATCTTCATCAATCCAAAGATGAAACTGAGCAAGATCATTGTGACTCTGTTTCATGAGATGGTCCATGCTCGACAATTCATGAGAGGATGGCTCGAGATACCGGACAAAAGTAGTCTTCCTGCCAGGTGGTTCGGAAAGGAGTACGATGTACCATACTTCGAGTCACCTTGGGAGATCGAGGCATATGAACTCGAGCTCGTTATGTGGGATATCTTTAACGAAAGAAACAGTTGACATTCGTTTAGAATCAGTGTATATTCATAATATACCGAGAAGGAAACTGTCGTGAATATGCACAAAGCAAAACAGGAGTTTGAAACTCATGCGAAGGAAACTCTCAATGTTGAATACATGGGTGGCGCACTCTACGCGTTCGGCTCAGAGCTCGCTTGCCTACGTTTGGTCAGAGCATATCGCCACTGCGGCCACCGTGCTGATTGCGGTTTTTCTGAAAACATGAAGACTTGGTACTTCTATCTCGAACCTCTAGGATCATAATCGATGATCCTGAAAACGCAGCTTCATGATTCGTACGATCATCTCGTAAATCCATTTGTGAAGTTCCTATGCAATGAACTCTCAGTTCTTCCTCGTGAAGTCACTATCGTGAGCGAAGACGTAGAAGGTGGAGTCGGTCTCTGTATCGATGTCGATCCCGACTCATTTCTTATTCTCGTGAAAGAGAGTGGTCGTAGTGTTGGTCAAGTACTTACTACGATTGCTCACGAGATGATCCATGTTAAACAATACATGACACAGGAACTTGGTAGACTTCTAGATGAACAGAGTCACGTTCCATACGAAGATCGTTGGTGGGAAAAAGAAGCTTATGAAAATGCAGTTCCTTTAGTAGAAAAATTTGTAAAAATTATAAATACCTCGTAAAGAGGAGATTTATACATGCAGTCTTTTAAAAATTTTTTGTTAGAACAATCTAAGTGGGTGAAGCCGCATCATACTGATGAACACGACGAAGTTCACGTCCAGTCTGAAGTTCCTCATGGCGAATATCCAGACCACGTTCATAAAATGTTGCAACATTTGAAAGATAAAGACAACTACCACTCTGCAATGAAGAGTGGGAAACACATGGTTGTGACTCCTTCGTCTGCTAAAAAGATCTCTAACACAGACGCTGGATACAAACCAACGCGTGACACGTTTAGACAAGACAAAAGAGAACGTGTCACAAAACAGATGAAGAGTGGAAAGCCAATGACTAAGCCGATAGTTCTTCATGATACTCATACCGGCCATACGCATCTTTTAGCTGGAAACACTCGACTCACAATGAACACCCATCACGGATCAAAAACAACACCAGTTCATGCTATCACGTATGATTCGAGTAAAATGAAAAAATAATTGTAAAAAATGTCTGCGACCATTGACATCTCATACAAATGATATAAATACTATTGTATAACCAACAGAGAAGAAACATGCTTTCTACACATTCGAGCATATCAAGACAGGCGATAAATCTCCCAGGCGTATGGACTGATGGAGACGGGCTACTTTGACATAGATACAAGATCAAATCTATCTCAAAGTAGCCCAGGATGAAAATCCTGGGTTTCTTCATTTAATGGTTGACAAAACGTTAGAATCAGATTATACTAACAATATAAGAAGAAACTAACTAGCTCTTTGACAATTTAGAAAAGGAAACAGAAGAAATTCTGTTTTCACATATGACTGTAAATGGGAGTACTATGGTTCGAATCCATAGGTGGTCTGGCTGACCGTGATTTACAATGCCAAAAGGGCCAGCGTGCCCCTGAGCGCTCGAAAGTTCGAAGCTTTCACAGTCATAGTTGAAAACAGAAGTTTTGCGGGGTAGACTGGAGGTGGTTCCAGCACGGTCTCATAAGCCGAAGACGTAGGTTCGATTCCTACCCACCGCAACCAAGTTTAGACTGTAGAATTAATCACCTCTTGTGAAGGTGTCCCTGATCCGTCATCGCCGGCAGGTCAAAGCTGCAAACAGCCCAGTCTAAAACAAATCGGGGGATTAGCTCAATTGGTTAGAGTTGCCCGCTATGAAATATCTTTTTGTATAAATAGACAAAAGGAGATTATAATGCTTTACACAATATACCAAATAACTAATGAGCTTAACGGAAAAATATACATAGGAAAGCATCAAACTACCAATCTCAATGATAGATATTATGGCTCTGGAAAGTTCATAAGGTCTGCCATGAAGAAATATGGTAAAGAGAACTTTACTAAAGAGATACTATTTGTCTTCGATACTGAAGAAGAAATGAATACAAAAGAGAAAGAGTTGATAACAGAAGAGTTTGTATCCAGAAAAGATACTTACAACGCCGGAATTGGCGGAGAAGGAGGACCTCATTTCAAAGGGAAAAAGCACGGCTCTTACATGAAAGAAATAAGTAGCTCTGTAGATCATCGTAAAAAAATAAGTGAAGGTCTTAAAGAACACTATAAAGATAACGCTGCTTGGAACAAAGGTCAAACAATATCATCAAATCAAAAAGATAAAATATCAAAAACAATGAGTGGAAGAAAACTTTCAGAAGAAACAAAAAATAAGATAAAAGAAGCGCGGGCAAGACAAACATTTTCAGAAGAAACAAAAAAGAAAATGACTGAAAGCGCAAGAAATAGAAAGAAATAATTTTAGTGGGCTTGTCGACTAATTGGTTAAGTCACAATCCTCATAAGATTGCTGATCGCGGTTCGAGTCCGTGCGGGCCTACCAAAATTATTTCTTGGTCTTATTATAATCGGTACTGCTGGGATAGGGCAGCTAAGTCGGCACGAGGAGGTGCTAGAGCCAAAAACATTGCTTCCGTAGCTCAGTGGATAGAGCAACCGCCTTCTAAGCGGTCGGTCGAGGGTTCGAATCCTTCCGGGAGCGCCATACTTTCTATTGAAAGGTTTCCTATGTTAACTCATATTCAAAATATGCAATGGGTTGGCGCTCTTAGTCTTGAAGACGCAGACGTACTAGCTCAGAAGTCAAAGACTGCTCTAAAGATATTAGAATTTGGCCCTGGTGGCTCGACAATGATATTTCTTCAGAGTATTGATTCTAACGCATCAGTTACTTGCGTTGAGACTCGACAGCAATGGATTGAAGAACTACAGAATAGATTAGATCTTATTGAACATAAGTCTAATAATTATGAGTTCTATCGGTATAAAGATTTCATGAATAAAGAAATTAGAGAAGAAAGCTTTGATCTCATATTTGTTGATGGTGAGAAAACATTTAGAGAAGACTTTGCGCGTAAGACATGGTATCTGTTAAAGAACGGCGGAGAGATGATGTTTCACGACACAAAGAGAATATCATATATTGATAGTATGATGAACGTAATTCGCAATAAACTTTTTCAAATCGAAAGCGTTCAATTTAATATTAAAGCATCAAACGGAGAGAATTCAAACATTTCTTCGATTAAGAAAACAGCTAGAATTGAACCACCAAACAACTTACAGAGTATCGAACAAGAAAGAGAACTGTGGACTTTTGGTGGTATCAGACAACATAACTATACGATAGACAAAGGTCTGTTTGTATATAGAAATACAGAAGCGCAAAAATAAAGGAAGCGTGGGCGAGAGGTTTATGCCTGCAGTCTTGAAAACTGCCGAACGGAAACGTTCCGTGAGTTCGAATCTCACCGCTTCCGCCATGATTTAGGATCGGTTCAGCAAACCAAAACGCTAAAATGTTATGATAGTCTTAGCGGACAAAACGATCCTGTTTAATTTGGGCTCTTAGCTCAGCTGGGAGAGCGCCTGCCTTGCAAGCAGGAGGTCAGGAGTTCGATCCTCCTAGGGTCCACCAATATAACGGAGAACATCTAATGGCTGCATTTCTTATCTTTATGGCAGTGGTTATAGTTGCAATTCTCTGGATTTCAGATGGACCAGGATCAAATCGCTGGTAATAGAATTGGCCTATTCGTATATGGGTATTACATTCGGCTGTCCACCGGATAAAGAGGGTTCAAGTCCCTCATAGGTCGCCAACTTACGATGGTTGTGTTAGAGTCTTGGTTGTCTTAACACATAAACTAGAAAGAGGTACGGGTCGCTACCGTCGCTCACTATTCCATCGTATTCAATAATGCGGAATTAGCTCAGTGGTAGAGCCCCTCGTTTACACCGAGGTTGTCGGGAGTTCGACCCTCTCATTCCGCACCAACTACATGCCCATGTAGGCCAATTGGTAGAGTCACTGCGCTTAGAACGCAGGTGTTGGGGGTTCGAGTCCCTCCATGGGCACCAAAAAGGATAATTTATATGATAACTGCAAATAGAAGTGAATGGGAAGATTTTGTATCTGGTGATGAATCTCTTGATACGACTCACCCGTTGATCGATCGATTTGATTATTTTTCTACTTCGCACGATGTTTCTATTCTTGTAAATGGAAAAACTTACACAAAAATTACCAGAGCGTTATATGAAGATAACGAATTAAATGCAATGCATATAAATCCAGAAAAAGCAGAAAAAGATATTCTCTATAAAATATGCAAAGTAATAGAAATAGACAAGAATGATCATTCAAAAACCAAAATCGGTCATAAGATCATTTATTTTAAAGATGTTACCATTTAAGATTTAGAATGTTTACAGCAACAAAACAAAACTATCGGTTCGATTCCGATACTCCCCACCATGGATACACTGCGACCACTCGTTATATCCACTAGAGTGCACGCTAGACGCTAAAGGATGAACTCAGTGTATCTTTGATGGGGAGTATGGCAAGGTGCCGCTAAGAGCAATCTTAGCTTTCCCCAAACATTCTGTTATATAATATAGGAGAGCACGATGCGCGATAGAGCTTTTCGACGATTTCAAGAACTTAAGAAGAAGCAGTGGGTTCGAAAGTTTTTCTCAAAACATCGAGCTCGTGATCTAACCGATGCTGATGTTGGAGTCTATGCTCATACCCCGCATCTGTGTTCCTGCTACGTATGTGGCAATCCTCGCAAGTGGTGGGATCAAAAGACTCTTCAAGAAAAGAAGATGGAAGACTTTTACAAAGCAACTGATGAAGACTAATGGATCGTGGGCAGGATGGTAATGCAGCAGATTGCTAATCTGTAGAACGAGCAATCGTTCACTGGGTTCGATTCCCAGACGATCCGCCAATAAAGATCTGAAACAGGATCTAAAAGAACAATAAAATTGAAGGTGATTATGGACGGTATTATTTTTTCTGGATTTACTTTTTCTGCGACAAGAAGGGGAAATATCCAATCTCCACAATTAGGTCCTTATAGAATGAGAACCTATCTAGAAGAAAATGGTTATACTTGCGACATTATAGATTGGTTTGACTTTTGGACAGAAGAAGAAATATTACAACTAATAAAAAACCGTTACCACGAGAATCTAAAATTTATTGGGTTTAGTGTTACATTCCAAAAAATTCAGAATATCAGTACAGATTTACTGAAAAAAATTAAAACGTCTTTTCCTAGTTTGAAAATAGTCTTTGGAAGTCAAGAACCTAATGAAACTCTTTGTGGGGAACATCCGCAAAAATCAAGATATATTGATATCGTTTTCTATGGTCATTCTGAAGTAGCATTTCTAGAATATATTAAACACCTTGATGGTAAACCAAGTAAGCACAAAGCAGAGAAATTTTCTACTGGCGTTGATTATGTAATATCTCCAAATGTGTTACCATATACAGATACATCTAACCTTACTACTATCTGGAAACCTGATGATCCTTTAAAATATTTTAAAGGTGGTAGTGTAGAGATATCTCGGGGTTGTATGTTTAAATGTAAATTCTGTTATTCCCCTCTTATTGGAAGGAAAAGAGCAGATTATACAAGATCTGTAGAAAATTTAGCAGATGAGTTAAAAAGGAACTACGATTTATTCGGTATCAACCATTATGTTTTTTCAGATGACACACTGAATGAGAGTACTGAGAAACTACTTAATATAAAAAAAGCTATTGAGCTATCAAGAGTGGATATTACTTTCACTGCATATATAAGATACGAAATCTTAAATACTCATTTCGATCAAGTAAAGATTATGTCTGATATGGGATGGATAGGTGGAATACTTGGTCTTGAAACGTTTAATCCTGAGTCAAGAAAAGCTATTGGCAAAGGTCTTACTACAGAAAAGATTTTAGATCTTCTTTATAGGGTAAAACAGTTTAATAAGGATCTGCATTTATCTTCAGGTTTTATCGTAGGTTTACCTGGTGAAACAGAACAAACAACTACTGAATACTTTCAGGAATTTCTTAAGCTGAATAAGGATCATGAATATCTAGATTCTTTTTATTGGACACCTCTTTATATCTTAGAACCATATAAGTATCTTAACAGTATCTTTACAAAAGAAGCTAGTTCTTATGGATATAGTGTTATACCTGGTGCTGGTAAATGGACTAACAATAAATATGAAATAAAATCATGGGATGAAGCTTATCAAATATCTAATCGTTTGAACAATATGTGTAGGGATAACTTAGGAACCTCTGTTCAAATTTCAGAAGTTTTAAGTTTAGGTGTAGATAGAAATAAATTCAGACATATAAGATTTGGCGAAGAGATGAGAGAGCTCGTCAAATATAAAAAAGAAAAGATATGGAAATCTTATAGAGAAGAGAAATTAAATTATAAGATTTCCCGGGTGTAGCTCAGTTTGGTATAGCGCTTGGTTTGGGACCAAGATGTCGTGGGTTCGATTCCTACTACATCCGCCAAAAATAATTCAGGAAAATGAAAATAGGGGGTTTACATTCCAGGTTACATAGCTTATATTACTCTTATCAACAGAGGAACATGACAATGTACACTTTCGATGAAACGATCGTCTCCGACCTCCACAAAGAAGCTTATGGCACGCGTCCTACCTCTTTCTGGTGGCAGTGCTGGAATGAAGCTACTGACGCAGAAAAGCAGGCAGAGTGGGATGATCTGCTCGAAGTTCATGCTCAAACTATGGATCGCGAAGCTCAAGAGCAGATCGCTGCTATCAACTCTTTCGAGCTTGAAATCGCGACCGCGCTCGACGTAGGCGCTCGCTCGCGCGAAGATGCCGTTCGCTGGATCGTTCAGGGTTTGGAACTTGATGACGTCGATATGATGTACGGTGGTAGTGCCATCTGCTATCGTAAAGGTTTGCCTTATCGTATGGCCGCTATGTTTGACAATGCAATCAACTATCTTCGCGCTGAGGTGATCTAATATGAACGTACAAACTGTCTCCGTTTCCGATCTTTCGTTGGATATCCTCCTGAATGAACTTCATCTTCCTTTGGTAGATGGTAAAGCAAATCGGGAAAAGATCGAAGAAGCAATTACGATTGGAATGCTCGAAGGTGCATTGGGTTACGTAGACGAAGAAACTGTCAATCTTGCTATTGGTATGATTGATGATATTATTGTAGAATATCGCGTTCAATAGCGCATATATAAAATAAGATTATTTCCTGATA